CTATCGCGTTGGGGAAATTGCCGACCATTTTTGCTGATATATAGTATGGCGCGCTGGGGTGCGCTGCAATAGCGGCACAGGTAGAGTAATAGCAATGGTGTTGTGTAATGGCTAGTAAAGCCCGCCCGGATGGGAGGCAATGCTCTTGCCCTTGTCTTTGTTCTTGCCGAAGTTAAGCGTATCCCAGGCATCAGAGAAGTCGGTGGCTTCCTCGCGTGTGGTGAGTAACTTCCACTCGCTGCTCTTGTCTTTTTCAAAGCCGCGCTTGCCTTGTTTAAGTGGCGCTTGGTTCATGCTGAGCAGAAGGTATTTACAGTTTGTTTTATTAAACTGTTGGCGGGCAAATGCAGGGTCTTTACCCTCAAGCGACTTGGCGCTTACCAGGTACTTATCATGGTGGTGGGGTGCTTGCCCTATGTATTTAATAGTTACTGCCCACCCATTTAATGTAAGCACCTTAACCACTTCATCCCTGTAGTTGGTATTCGTGCGACCATCAGCAGGCAAGGCGGTATGGTCGTGCCAGTAGTTTACCTGCTTGCGCCCGTGGTATCGGTAGTAATCACAGAAATCCTGCACCAACTTTTGTATAAGCTCAGGGCGCTTTACATACATACCGTTAAGGGTCCAGTCGGTGTGGTCGTATGTTTGCTGCACGACCAGCGTGTTAATGTAAGAGCCATAGTCAAAAGCAATATCCAGCGGCAGATCATCGCGCAGGTCTGCATCCTTCCGGCAGTGGTTAGTGTCGTTCTGCAGCTTATCCATATCATAGTCAAGGCTGTCAAGATATTGGTAGTTTACAGCATCGTATAAATGTGCATCGGTAATATTATAAAAGCAGTTTTCTACCAGCTCAAAGGCCTTGTTTAAAACTTCCACGGCAAACATGAGGTCGGTCATGGTTCTGCGCAAGCCCTTAACATAATCCCACTTCAGGTGGGTAATATTATCCCAAACATCAGCCTCATTATAATAAACACCCTCTTTGCTTACATACCAGCGCACCTCATTCTTTAGCTTAACCATTTCGCGCCAACATTCCTGCTGTTCGTTGCGGTTGCTGCTGTCAATCATTTTAATTCCAAGCGCTACTATCCGGTTAAGCTTCTCGCGGTAATCGTTGCCATCTTCAGCATAGTATTTACCAAAATCATCAATCCATTTAAACTCAGAGCCAAAGCCTGCGCTGGTGCTTAAGTGCACGCTATGGTGTAGCTTACACTTGCGAAATATATCGCGGTTGCCACGGTTGGCTGTTAATGAGCCCGTTTCAAGCTTTGTGCGGTCAAGGGTAAGCGCCTCATCCGCTGTAATACTATCAACGTTCAAGCCACGGGCATCACCCGGGCGGTCTTGGCTTATAATCTGAAAGAGCGCACCCGTAACCCATGCCATTGTATTATCATAGCTGCCGGGCTTTTCATAGCAGGTGGGCCAGTTCTTTGGTGGCTTTTGATTAAGCACAAAGTGCACGTTTTGATAATAACCAATCCTTTCAAGCGATGCAATAACCCCTGGCAGCGTTTTAGTAAGCACCTGCTGATAAGTGCGCCCCTCAATAATGTTTTTACTGCGCGGCATTTCAAAGGCAATCTTTTCTAATCTCCATGCGTGGCCGGTACTTTTACCCGTTCCCCTGCTCCACTTATCTACAGTCATGGGTGCGCTCAATAGCTGGCTAAGCAGCTGCGGGCGGTTGGGTGTAATAAGCCTGATGGGTAATTTATTCGCTGTCTGCTCCATCCTCAATAAAGTCAATAGTATCGGGTGTCATTGCCTTGTAAACATTATCAATAACCCGCTGCTTTTCATCTTTGGGCAAGCGTTCAAAATCCTTTAATGAAAGGGCCTTTGCATCCGTATCAGCGCCACCCATGATAATGATAACGTTGTTGTGCTGCTGCACCATGCTTGGGTCAATTTCCTTATCATCAGGGCGGTTGAGCTGCAAAATATCAATCATGTTTTTGCGCGCCATATTCATGCCGCGCACATCCTTTCTGAGCTTTGCAAACTCGTAATCGCTTTGTGCACCTTCAAACATCAGCGCCCGCCAGTATTCCTTATTCATCATGGGCATAGCACCCCAAACCTCCTGCGCAAGTGAGCAGTATCGGTAAGCCGTTGCCTGGCTTATTTCACTAAAATGTGTTTGTAGCATTTTTACAGCCACACTCAGCTTATGCACACGCATAAGGTTATGCGCCACATCTATACGCTCCCACATTTCGCGCATTTTAGGTGGCAAATCATCGGCTTTGCCCCCAGTAGTAAAGTGCTCAATTAATACATCTTTTTCTGAGCGGTTTCTTCCGGTTAAAATCATGCTTCATTTATTAGGTTTTCAAGCCGTTGCTTTTCTTCCTGCAGGGCAGCAAGCTTTGCGGCATCGCCCCTTTTTTTGTATTTGCTTATTTGTGCCATAACGTTTGCGTGTTTGCGGACCAATTCAATCCCCCGCCTTACTGCTCCGGGTGCCGGTTTGTCGGGCAGGGCAGTTTCGTCAATCTTATCGCGCTGCCACCTTTCAAGCGTGCGCCAAATAGCTGCCCGCTCATCCTCAATATCAAGTATGCGCAGCGCAGCCTCCAGCCGCGCTTCTTTTTTAGGCAAAAGCAAAAGCTGAGCGTGCAGCCTACCTTGCTCACGGCTTAAGTCAGCCTTTTTTATCCATAGTTTTTTTAAACCATCGGTAAGTCCGTTGTAGTCAATCCACATCTTTTTGTTTTCGCTGTGGCGCTCATAATCTTCGGGTGCTGTTATGTATTTACCGGGTGTTTTCTTTGTTTGGGCAACCTGTGGTATATCTGCAGCGCTTTGCTCGTCATAGATCTGCTGCAGCGCCCGCGCAAGCTTGCTGCGGGTAAACTCATTTTCACCGCTGCGCAACAGGGTAAGCATGGTGGCGCTGCCTCCGTGCTCCTGCAATAATTCTATGCCCGCGCTATAATTGCGTGTACCCTTTAGCCAGTGCGCTATTTCAGCGTAACTCATACCCAAATTTCCACAACCCCTTCCAACCAAAAAAGGACAAATAAAAAAGTCCCGCACTGCTGCGGGACTTTTCCACCAAAACCAATCATGAAAACCTGAGATACCCCTACCTCATTGCCGTCAATCCGCAGCTTCAGCCTTTTGCTTTTTTGCCTTTTTAGGGGCTTCGGCCTTTGGATTTATATAAGTAAACTTCGGGTTGTCGGCCAATTTTTGAGCCTGCTCTACGGTCAAGTGAGCCGCTGTAAAATCAATCTGCCCGAAGTTAAACTTTTCAGGTAGAAGAGGCGAAACTTCAAATTTCGCCTCCACTTCCTGATTTATGCTTTTTGCCATTCTAGTTATTAGAAGGTGTTATCAATGGTGCCCTCGTAAAAAGTAAGCGAGTTGGTAAAGCAAGTAATCTCAATATCATATCCTGCACCATTTCCGCTGCGGGTATTGCTTTTCCATGTTGCCAAAACTTCGCACTCAGCGCCTGCAGCACCCAACTGCAATACTTTGCCATCGGCCATCGGCACCAATACAATAGCATCAAGGTTTTTCCAGTTGCGCTCAGCCTCACCAAATATTTTGTTGCTGCCCGGGTGAAACGCTTTGAACGTAATTTTTTTGCTTCTGCCATCGCGGCTGCCAATGTTTTCAACCGTTACCTCACCGGTATCATCGGTAATATACACTTTTGCAAATGCTTTACCTGCTGAAAAAGCGTGGTTGGAGCTGATAGTAACTTCATCACCTGCCGAAGAATATGAATCATACGTTTGCAGCGTAGAAAAATCATTTACATCGGCAATGTGGAAAAACTTTTTTGTACCACCGTTTTTATCAACTGTGGTGTCTTTGGTTACGTTGGCTAATGAGTATGCCATAGTTTATTTAGTATTTACAGGTTTTACAATGTTTTGCCCTTCCAGCGCCAGTATGGCTGCCGCAAGGTCTTTATCCGTTTCAAGGTCGCTGGCTTTGTAGCTTTGCCCCTCAAAATGAAAAGAAGGAGTTACCACTTCAAAATCTTCTTTGCCTATGGTAATCAGTTTTTTGCCCGATGCGCCCGCCTTTTCGGCTGCAGTCACCTTTGCATTAAGTTCGACAATAACTTCGTGAGCCTCTTCAAGCTCAGTCTTTTCAATCTCGGGTTTAGCTTTTTTAGCCATTTTTTATTTTTGTAATGGCTGTTGGCTATCAGCTAAACGCTAATGGCCAACAGCCCGTTTTATTCTTAAGCCTGATCGTTTACAACAACTGCACTTAAATCAGCAATCTGGCAACCTACTTCAGTCAAAATACGACCTTCAATCAGGTTACGGCTTTGTGAAGCTGCTACACGCATTCCGCTTCCGAAACCAACAACCAGGTTGTCAGCAATAGTTGCTATAATTCTGTTTGAAGAGCCCATCCATGAAGCCACCTTTAACTTCCAGCTTGGGTAGTTATCAATTTGATACTCGCCATCAGCTGTAGCTTTAAACTGGAAGTTGTAAAGTGAGCGATAACGCTGTACATAGTAATTGAATACTGTGCGCGATACTAAAATAACACCACCTTTTTGCACCATCCACTCAGGGAAGGTTGCAATCATAGCATCTACTTTTTCAACTGCGTTGGCAGAAGTAACCGCTCCTGTTGCTACAGGTGTAATGTTAGTTGCAGTAATCTCGTCAGCCACAATGGTTAAAAACCCATCAGCAATAGCTGCAGCAGTTGAGCCCGATGCGTTGTAGTTACCTGCACCAAGCACACTGTTATTAATAGCAGCCATAAAAGCCTCGCTTAATACGTTAAGCGAAAACTGATAATAAGGGTCAGCCGCACCTTTTGCAAGGTAGGTGTTAAAATATAATTCAGGATCATACAAGAAATCCCATTTAGCCTTGCGCGCTGTAAGCGTGCGGTCAGTTCCCACAACACCTTGCGATGCGCTGTCATCGTTTTCGCGATAAGGGCGCGGGTTACCTGTAGCAGAAAGCTTCGGTAATACTTCCGGCTTATCAAGGTTTTTCAAAACAAGAATACCTTGCCCATCAAGGTCTAACTTGTTTACATTGTTCATTAAAATCTGCCCGCCAAAGTTTACAAAGTCGGTGGTCAGTGCTGATAAATCCGGTGTTGCTGCCATGGTAATTTATTGTTTTTTGTTTGTTGTTTTTTGTTTAGTTTAAATTTGCCCTTTAGCCTTTTTTTCTCTGGCTATTCTGTCGTAGCTGGTTTCGTTATATGCCGGCTTTACTTTCTCAATGTTATCGGCAGCCTCCTGCACAGTAGCCGCAGGATCTACAGCCTTTGCTTTCAATTCTTCATGCGCAGCTTTTTCAGCAGCCAAAGCAGCCTGTGCCTGAACCAGCTCTGCCTGAGCAGATACAAAAGCAGCAAGCTCATCATGAGTTAAAATGTTTTTTTCGGCTGTCATAGCCTCAATTTCAGCCATCACAGCCGCTTTATCCGCATCATTAAGCGCAATTTTGCCCTCGCTGATAGCGTTTTTTAAAGTTGAAAAGTTCATTACTTCTTCTTTTTTAGGTTTAAAGTTTACTGCCTCGCGCAAACGGTTTACAATGCCCGCCACAAAATTCTCTTTGTTATCAGTACCGCGTTGTTTAGCATAAAAAGCATAAACATCAGTAATACTCATAGCTGCAAGGTTTGCAGGCACGTTTTCTGCCGGGCGGTTAATTACTTCATCAATAAGCTTTGCACCAAGCGCCTCATCGGCACTTAAAGTATGATCCTGAAAATCCAGCCATTTAGCCATCACTTCCTCAACAGTCATTCCTGTTTTTTCGGCAATTGAAATAGCAAGGCTGTTATCCAGCTTCTGCATCATTTCAACGGCTCCGGCTAAATCTTTGCTGTTGCCCATGGCACCGCCATAAACATTATGAATAAGGATGGTGGCGTTCTTAGCCGCTGCAACCTTTTGTCCGGCCAGCGCGATTATACCCGCCATGCTGTAAGCAATACCATCCACAAACGTATTAACAGGCTTTTTAGCCTGTAAAAGCATATTATAAATTGCTACACCTTCAAACACATCGCCACCCGGTGAGTTTATACGCACATTAATGGTATCAACAGAAGGGTCAGCCTCCATTGCGCTTAACTGAGCCTTCACCGATTTAGCAGTTACGCCCTCACCGGTCCAGAAATCAGCACCAATAATATCGTATATAAGTAGCTCGCCTGTCATTATTGTAAAAGCCCTGCCGCCTGAAGCTTAGCCTCAAGCTCATTAACCTTTGTTTGTAAATTGATAATTACTTTTAAAACACTTTGCCCTTCATCTGCCGAAACAAAACCATAAGGCGATGAGTTTGTTAAATTCGCAATAGCATAATCGGGTGTGCCCGGTGCCGATGCTGTAACTGTAGTAAGCGATGCTGTTAAAGCAGTTGCTGCCGCTACCGATATAACCGGAACCCATGCAGTATTATTATATACGTTTAAAGCGTTGGTTGTTGTGTTATAAATAAGTAAACCTTTTGCAGCTGTACTGTCCGCTGTGCTGGTGCTAACATCCTCCAGAATAGCATTGCGCTGTGTAGTAGTCATGCGCGGAACCAAAACACCACTGGTAGTGCTGTTTACTTCCAGCCCTGCATTTTCGCTGGTGCCTACAGTTGAAGAAGATATTACCGCCTTGGCTACATAAGCCGAATCGCCAACAACTAAATTTTTTTCAAACTTAGAGTCAACATTAGAAATAATCTTTGGATAAGTAATTTGCGCCTGCGTTACAGTTGCAAATAAAACAAGTGTAAAAAGTATAATTATGTTTCTCATTGTATAATTCAGTATTTTGACGATACAAATATTGCACGGCACAAAGCCTATAAAAAGGACAGGTTTAAAACCGCCATTATTACCGCACCTTATAATCAATTATTTTGCGGTTATCCACCACAAAATCGCCCTCCTTATTAATAAGCTCCACTACAGCAAACCCCTTATTGTGTTTGCTTACCTGTGGGTTATACTCAGGGTTTACTGATGTAAGGCAGCCAACACTCCAGCATCCGGTTACTTTGCCCTTAATATCGGTTTCAATATGCTCACTGCTTCTGTGGCAGTGCCCTATCATTATACTTGCGTTGGCTTTTGTAAACGCACCACGGGCAGGATTAACCGGAGCAAATACACCCTTTACAATATGGTTACCATGCGCAATTACCAGCTTGCCGAAATGCATGGTGCGCACATTCTTTACATAATCAATATGCATTTTTTTGCAGTCCAGCAGGTTTTCCAGCTCAATAGATGGCAACCCCCAAAACTCAGGCGCTTTTTGTATCAGGTAATTTTCAACCCTTATATCATGGTTGCCCTCATGTAAAATAATTTTACAGCCCAGAGCAGCCTTAATGTATTTCAAAATCTCTTTACCCTGCTCAATACTTTCAAGCATGCGCGGAGCGTTTGGTTTGCTGATGTATTTGCTGATGGTGGTAAAGTCCAGCAAATCACCATTAATAATAACCGCATCAACACTTTCGTTAAATCCATACTCAAGCGCAATATCCAGCGCCTTCATATCCACATACGGTATGTGAGTATCGCCAATAACCAGCACTTTTTTAAACCGCTGGTTAATAAGGTAAGGAGTTACATCGGCATGGTCGGCCTCCTCTATTTTACTTTCAGCCCTTAGTTTTGCCAGGCGATCAAGAAACGAAACATTAACGGCAGCTTGTGCAATGTGTTTTTTACCAACCCCTGCTTTACCCATTACCTGCAAAACCACTTTCCGGGCCCTTTCAATATCCTTAAAAATAAGCGGGTATTTGCTGTGTAGCAATTTACCAAGTGTGCGGTGCGCGGTTGTTTTTGGGTTGTCTGTTATTACCTTGCGGGCAAGGTCAAATTGCGTCACCTTTTGCTTTGGCATTTATTGCTGTTTTGGTTTAACTTCCTTTGGTTTATCAAAATACCGCTCAGCCTGTAATTGCCTGAGCATGTAAAGTATATCTTCTGCCTGTTGCGATGCAGTGTCAACCCGCGCTGAAGCCTCGCGTATGTGTTTTGCCATTATTGCTGTATCAACTAAGGCTGGCTTTGGGCACTGTGCCAGACTAACGGTTGCTATAAATGGTGTAAACCATTTTATACATCTCGCTGTTTTGCTGAGTAAGCACATCCACTTTTTTGTTTAGTTCCTCTTGCTGTGTTTGCAGGCGAATAAATCCATCGCGCTCGTCATTCAGTTTTTCAATATTTGTTTTAAGCTCGCCAATCTGATACTGGCTGACTGCAATATTTGAAACCAAACCAACGGCAACCACTATAATGCCGATGTAGTCCTTTACCTTAGTTACCGTTATTTGCTGGCTCATTATTTTTTAATAATTCGGTTTTATCAGCGCTTGATTTTGAGCTTCCAAAAAAGTAATTAATAATGCCGGCTATAATAGTACCCAACACAAAGCCCTGGGTGGTATCTGCTATTCTTACGTTTGGCTCAGGTATTTCACAAAACGTGGTGGTAAATACATAAACAATGGCTGCTATACTCCACATAACAGCAAGTAAGGCCTGCACCGTGTTTTTTCCGAAGAAAAGCTTTTTAAAGGTTTCGCTCATGGTTTGCTGTGTTTAAAGTTCGCTTACCACCTGTTTGGTGCGCGCAATAAGATCACTATCCTCAAACTGACCTATCTCTTCATAGGTAGGCGTTGTTTCGGAACTCCAAAGAGTAAGTGTTTTTTTTTGCCCTGCTATTTCAACGTGAGCAATTACCTCCGTAAAATCATCTTCGTATTTAAGATATTTAAAGTCGGTGATGTTTTCTTTTTGTTCCTGAACAACCACAACCTCTTTAGGTTGGTCTAATGTTAATTCTATTGGCATGTTAATTTATTTATTGATTAATAATAACGAACTGTTGTTTCAACCCCTACACCGTGCAAGCCTACGGTTTCGCCTCCGGGAGCTTCGCTTTCTACAATAATGTAGTAAAAGGTTCCTTCCACGGCAGCTTCGTCAGCAAAATTGTAGGTCGTAGTGGTTAATCCTGCTCCGGTCATGGTTTGCTGTGCGCCAATAACGGTATAAGCAGTTGCTGCGGAAGTAATACTCTTTTTAACAAATGTAACCAGCACCCCGCCAGATGCTCCGGAGCTACTCCATTTTACACGCAGACGCGAAAAGTTTGTGCCCGGCTGAAAATTTACCGGAAAGGCTATAATACGCGCATCTGCTGTAGTGTGTAAACTATCAGCAGTACCACTCCACGAACCTGATACGGTATGATAATTAGCTACCGATGACCAGTCCTCCCAGCGCGTATAGGTGCTGTAAGTTTGCCCGTCTGTATTTACGCGAAATCTTTCGGTTGCTGTGTTTAGCGTAGTGCCGCCAGCACCGGCTGCACCTATTTTTACTATTAAAGATGCACCGGTTCCGCTGCCAGTTCCCAAACTTGGCTGCAACGTTAAATCTGCGGTTGAAGTTTGGTTGGTGCCCGTTTCATTTGTATTTCTAATCAATACACTGGTTGGTGTTGTATTTGTATTTCCATTGCCAACTAGTAGTTCATTTACACCTATTGTACTTGCCCGACTTAATGCATCTGCTCCGCCTATGACACATTGATTATTTGCCGATGTAATTGCTCCTACACCTATAGCTATTGATGCAGTGTGTGCGGGATTACAATCAACACCCACGCCAATAGCTCCTAAACCATGAGTTAAATTACGGCTCACTCCATACCCCATCATTACTCCGTAATTATTGATAGTTCCTCCGCTTCCTGCTCTTTGACCTACAATTGTAACAGCATCAGGCGCAGAAGCGCCTATTCCCTCATAATTAATAATTATTCCTGAATTTGGGCTTGCTGTTGTAGCCCCTATAACAATACCACTTGATGAATTTCTAAATGAAGACGCTCCTGTTTTAAAACCAGATGTAGATGTTAAAATATTGTTTGTTTTATCCCAAGTCAGATCTGCATCACCGGCAGATGCTCCCGCATCATTAAATATAACCTGTGTAGTGCTTCCTGCTACTGGTCCTGTTGCTCCCGTAGCACCAGCGGCTCCTGTTGAGCCATCTGCACCGCTTGGGCCTGTTGCACCCGTTGCACCCGCGCTTCCTGTAGCTCCATCTGCACCGCTAGGCCCTGTTGCTCCATCTGCGCCACTCGGTCCGGTTGCACCCGTTGCGCCTGTGGCTCCTGTTGCACCAGTTGACCCTACGCTTTGCACCCATGCCGAGCCGTTGTAGTAATAAAAACCGGTGGTACCATCGGTTTGGTAAATCATTAATCCGGTTGCGGGTGATGCAATGGCTGATTTTTGGGCGGCAGTCATGCGCGGCACCAGAAATCCTTTGGCGGTGCTTTCCAGTTCCAGTATGGCGCTGGCATCAATGGCTGTGCTTTGGCCTATGGCCATGGTAGCGGTGCTGGCATAATTCCAGTTGCCCTTCATTAAAGGGTTGGTTTGGGCGGTAGCCCCAACAGCTAACAGCCAACAGCTAACGGCTAAAAAAAATGTTTTTTTCATCTTATATATATAATACCCTTACCACCGTTCCGGCAGTAAATGCATCGGTTAATGTAAATGTTGTGGTTGCCAGTGAGTAATCCGTATCAGCCAGAAAAGCCTGCCCAACCTTTACCGCCACTATTGTTTTACCCTCAAGGTTTTCAAGCTCATAAGCAAGGTCGCTGCCCGTAGTGCTGAAAATCTCAACCTTAACACCATAAATAGCAGAAAGCTCATCGGTAAATACTACATTATCCAGTATTTCCTCAAATTGTGCCTGCGTTGGCGGGTAATATGTTTTGGCTATGTCACGGTTTGCACTCATGCTACTTTTACTTTATTTCCTATGGTTATTAATCCCGCAGTATTTACAAGCGCCTGCGTTGGCGTATAATTATAAGCTGGTGCCGGACGAGTTACCGTAAACGAAATCTCAATTTCGTTGCGCTCGTCAAAACTGCCTTTGCTTCCGCGTTTGTTAATACTGAAAAAACAGGGCTGATCCTGGCTGCCTATAATTACATTTTTGCCGTTACGGTCTGGCACCACTACTATAAAGCGCTTCTTATCCCACTTCATTAGCTGGTCCATTACAAACGGGCGATACTTGGGCACAATAGCAGTAACGGTTGATGTATATACAGGAACGCCATCAACCACGCTTACTTCCTCATTAAATACAACGCTGTCGCGTACACCCTCAATATAAGTGGCAGGCGAATCGCTGTAGTGGCAAATAGCCTCATTTACATAATGGCCTACAGGTTTACCAACCGAAACAACCCGCGCAGCATCCCATGCCAAAAGATAACGGTTGCCACCGTTATTATCTTCTTTTAGTTTTATAAGGTTGTAATTACTCATTTTTTATACCTCGGGACAATCGGGGAAAAAAGTCCGTTATTTTTTTCTTTGCCTTATCAGTTGCACGTTTCGCGCCTTACCTTTTCTCGGTAAAATGCCTTTTTCATGTTTTCGTAGGTCGTTTCACTATAATCAATGTTGTAGCGTGAGCAAAAACTCTCAATCGCATTCTTTTGCCTTACACCCGCAATCATTTGCATTTGAACATAATGAAACAACTCCTCATAAATCTTAGCCGTTACATAGTAAATAAAGCGTTCCACATCTTTTTCTGTGATGTGAGTTCGCCCTTTTTCAACCATGTCGCTGGGCAGTTTCGCCTGCACAAAACATGGCTCCTTTACTATCATAGGCTTCTCACCAAAGTTAATGCGCCTGAATGGCGAAAAAAGTACAATACTTAAAGGGTCGGTTATTTTGTAGGTTATTATTTCTGAGCGGTAATAGCTCTGCAGAAAACTGCGCACCGGAGGAGTAACAGGAATTTTAACAACCATGTTAAATATTTCCTGCGAATTTACATAAACTATGTAAATACTTTATATTTTCTTTTGATTTATTTTATACACTAAGTTATCAACCACCCATAACATAAACAAGTCGGCCGGTAAAAATGGCCTCCATAAAATCACTCAGTTTATAGCTCAGCTCTTTTTTATTAACTACACTTTTGCCATCCAAAATTCCACCCGATTCCAACTCGGCAGCCACCACCTTTTCCTGATCGCGGTCCACAACCTTCCAGTGCGTTTCGGTCTTTTTTGACCTAAAAACCATGTTTTTTTCAATTTTCATTTTAGCCAAAGCATTTTTGTGAAAAACGTTCCAACGTTCCAAAAAAGTATATAACATATTGATACCTAAAATTATAACCATCAAAAAACCTTTGGAACACCTTTGGAACGTTTGGAACACTTTTGTCATGGTTTTGTCTGCGTTCCAACGTTCCAAAAAAAATACTATACATTTTACTATACTTATCTATTTGATTTTTACTTATTTATATACTTATTTTTGGAACGTTGGAACGTTGGAACGCTTTTCACCATATCCTAAAACCGATTTTTTGAAATATGGGGGTCGTGGGGTGACTGATTTATAGATTAAATCCATTAATCGGAGTTTGTATTTTTGAAATAAATCTATCGCTCAGATGCAAATAAATGTTGGTAGTTTTTACTGAGTTGTGGCCCGCCACTTTTTGTATAAGATTTATATCCGTTCCACTTTCAACCATGTGGGTAAAAGAGCAGTGCCGCATCAGGTGCGCATAAACCTTTTTATTGATCCCGGCTTTGCCTGCCAGCTGCTTTAATACCTCATTTACGCTGCGCGAGCTATATTGCGGCTCAAGCCGTCCGTTTAATACATACACCTGCGGCTTATAAGTATGATAATACTTTTCCAGCAGCGGAATAAGCTCAGGGGCCAGCGGCACCTGCCTGTCTTTTTTACCCTTTGCCTGCAATATGTTTATGATCATACGGCTTCGGTCAATATGCTTCCACTGTAAATTTATCAATTCTGAAACCCGCAACCCGCAGCTGTAAAGCAGCGCCATAATAACCTTATGCTTGGTATTACTGCAAACAGCAAACATGCGCTGCACTTCGTCTTTACTTAGCACAATAGGCAGCTTTTTACTTCCTCGCGGATATTCTACCTTATCAAGCTTATCCGGTTGGTTGCCAACCTTTGCATAAAATAACTTAATAGCACTTAGGTAAGCCCGGTGCGTGTTGGGTTCATTAAACTGAGTAAGAAACAATTTTATTTTTTCTGCAGATATTTCGCTTGGCTTGGTTGCCTGCCCATCAAAATGCGCCAGAAACTTGCCCAGGCACGAAACATAATTTTTAACACTTTCAGGGGAGTAGCGTTTGTAATTCATCCAGTCGGTAAGCTGCCGCTGGTATTTTCCGATGTTCATGTTGTTTGGTTTTGATTATTAGTTATTTATAAGGGTAGTTTACATATAATAGTTACGGAAAACCCCTTCGGGCTTTTCCGTAACGGAGCGGCTGCTTTGCGACACGTGACAGCCTGAAGGGGCTGTCCCGTAACAGGTGCTTTGGCGAAATGCCAAAGGCACTGTCGCAAAGCAGCCGCTCCGTTATGTTCCAGTTTGCTCTGCCTCCCCACGCAGTAGTTCACCATAATATTCCTTTGAGTGTTTGTCAGGATAATAATCCAAATGTCCACTTTCAAGGTATCCAGTTTTGTAAGCTGTAACTATAATCTGTTTCTCTTTTTCAAGCCATTCATCAAACTTCAAGCGCATTTCTTCGTGGTCTATTGCCACATATTTAGTTCCGTCTTGCCCTTCAATATTAAAGGCGTTTTCAAGTGTCCATTGGATTAAATCCTGTAATGATGTCGTCATATTATTTTATTTTTAGTTAGTAAATCCACCCACGCAAACCGAAAACATAACAGCACCTAAATCGCAAGTGGCTGAAAAAGCCACCAGCGTTTAGCTGCAAAACGTTCTACGCAATGCTACTGACTGCTTCTAATGGAGTGTATCGTTCAACTTTAAATAATTTTTTGCCCACCCGCTTTAAAAGAAATTTTTGTTCAGTCATATCATAACAATATCCGTAATGCTTGCACCTACCATTTTTTCCATTGTTCGGTTTATACCCATCACAAGCCCTTCCACATTCACCCGTTTCGCCAATGCAGAAATATTCTTTGCAGAAAAAATATCCTGTGCCCGTTTCTCTTACTGCAAGCACCAGCACAATTTCTTTTAAATCGTTTTCTATCAAATAGTCCTTGAAGTAATCTATCTGATAACAGTTTTCATCATTGTCATCTGTGAAGTATAGTTTTTTTGCCATCGCTAAAAATTATTTAAAGTTGTTTATCGTTTCAATTTAAGTTCATTGTAATTTGACCGCACTGCGTAGAACATACGATTAAATGCAACCTGCACCACCGCACAATGCCACCCTTCGCAGGCAGCATTAATCGTCCATCGTTAGTGGCAAGTGCTACGATAGGTCGTCTATTTCAGCTTTCCAATCCATACAATCTCTTTCCCTAACATTTGATGACATCCAATCAGCTACATCGGGGTATTTGTGCATTTCAATTTCATCGCCATTTTCGGCAGCTTTTACCATTTGCTCATAAATTTCTTTAGGCATTTCTACTCCTCCGTAACCAACTCTATAAGTTACTGTTAGGGAAAGAGATTTTACTTTTTTAGTTCCTTTTGACATTTTCGTTTAATTTACCGCACCAGCCACTAACAGTGGTTTTGTGCTATTATTTTGCCTATTAATTTTATCTAAGGCTTGAAATGTCTGCAAGGCAAAATAACAGACACAAAGCCGCAAAACGTTAGCAGTAATAAACCGCCAACGCACCTAAGCAAATCCTTCTCCTTTCTCAATCAGCACCCAAGTATTATCTCCATGTCTTTGATATGTTCCTGAACGCAACGGGAGGTTCAAATCAGCCAGCCACTCAACATTCGGTTCTTTCTTTGCCAATCGCTCAAACTTCATCAGCGTTGGGTATTCCTCAAATTCCAAGTTGCTATCTCCCATATAAAATTGCTTTCCGTCTTTCAGTATTACCCACCCGCCAAATCCGTTATACATTCTCGTATTTAATGGGAGTTTATCAACTGTGGCTGGACAGCAAAGGCAACCTCCCGTTCCTCCCTCAATAGCAGGCTTCCACCACGCAGGGTTACTACTGCTAACAGCAGCCTTATGCAATGCGGGGGTCGGTGCTTCGTTTGATACTTTTTTCTTTGTCATAAAATTCGTTTTTCAAATTAAGGTCTGTGCTATTAAGCCCGCACTGACATAAGGCTGCAAACCGTTATCGGCAAGCGGGTGCAGTCCTTCGTATCAAGTGCAGAGAGGAAAATTTGAATTAAAAAATCCTCCCCGCAAATGATTGAATTATGATTACTTCTTCGGCTTTTTTGGCTTCGGTTTTGGCATCGGCATTGTCATTGGTTTCTTAGCCATGATATTTGCGTTTAATTGTTATGCTGAAATTTATAGGCGTTCAGCTTCTCCTATTTTAATTTTACTTCATCATTAGTCAGCCATTTGTGATTTGTCATCTTCATTCCGTCTTTCATCACCACATCTGAAAGCATTGCAGGAAGTGAGTAACTTTTTACAGTTGCCGTTCCTCCTTTCATTCCGTCCATGTGATTTACAAGCACTTCAATATTACTCCCTTCTTTGATTACTTTTGATTTTGCATCATCCTTATTGTAATCAATTGAAAAATTGTCTTTCAATTTCTTCTTTGCATCATCCCTGTTTGATTGTGCTTCTAAAGAGCGGTCAACCGCCCATTGTTTAAGTGCTTCATCATCATATAATGCTTGAGCCGATTTTACTACTTGGTCGTAACTCTGTATCAGGTTAGCCAGTTTTTGTTTTGATGTATCTTTTGCCATTTTATTTTATAATTTAATTGTTAATGATTTAATGATTTGCCCACGCTATTTTTAATTCAAATTTTCTTTCCGTCTTCGTATCAACTTTTGTCGTGAGAAGTCCGCCAGCCGATAACAGCACCTAAAACGAAGGCGGGGGTTCTCTGCCTCTTATAAAAATTTGTAGTAGTTTGAAATTCATTGCTTCGTATTTAGTTTAGTGGTTAATCTCCCCGCCTTCGTTTAGCTGCAAATCGTTATAGCCAATGCTACGACAGCGATACAGCGGACACTTCATAAGGCTTTGGCTTTAGGTGTTTCGGTAAATACAATGGATGCTTTGGCGTTCCATCGTTTGACAATTCAATGTAGTGAAGTGGTTTGCTAATCCACGACAAAGGCTTCCAATTATGGTCTAATCGCTTTTGCAATTTGTCCACTATTGCACTATTCCCCCATGCACAAACAACCAAGTGTGCAAGTGCCGACATTCTTCTAAACCACTTTTCATTTTCAACGCCTACAACAAATGGAGCCTTCAGTAAGTCTTTCGGGTTTGTGGCTCTTAATGCAAACAAGTTCACAACGTAAATTCCACCATATCCCCAATCCTTGGCAAAGCCCATACATCTTCGAATAGTCGGGTCGTCTTTTTCTGCATCAGCCGTTGAAGGATTTAGCATTATGAATAATACTCTCGGTTTATTTTCATCCCAAACACGACAAAGGGAATAGCGATACTTTTCGCAATCAGACAGAACAGCACTGGCTATAACAGCACCCTTGCAAAAGCGGGGGTTCTGTGCTTCGTCTGATACATTTGTGGTTAAATCATTGTTCATCTTTCTAATTCAATTTTGTGGTTAAGTTCCCCGCCTTCGCAAGGCTGCAACTATTATATCGCCCCCTCCATCTCCATTTCCATTTGAGGATCATTATTTTTAAGGTTTACACCTAGCTCATCATATTTAAAAACATAAGCGCTGCTTACACCATCCTCAAAGCCGGTGGCTTTAATAAGCCCAACAAAAGCCTTGTGCCCGTGTATGTATGTTTTTAGTGAGCTCATGGCCATACCATTATGCCCGTGCTGCTTGCGGTGCATTTCCATATAAAGCGGATGCACCTTGGTAAACCTCATATAAAGCAGGCGGGTTGGTTTGTCAAGCACCACCGTTTTTTGCTCGGTGCGGTTAAGCATAATTTTAATCTCCTGGGCAGTATCAACCTTAAAATCAGTTTCAACAGAGCGCAAGCCATCCCAGTTAATGCGCTTATCACGAAACAAAAACTCAATCATCATCCAGAACTGGCTCAACGCTTCACTTTCACTTATCTGTGCGCTCTGCTCAATAATCATGGCTTTACTTAGCTTGTAAATTTCCTTATAAGTAAAAGGCAGTGGCAGCACATCTTCCAGCACCTTGGCCGCAGTAATAACAGTAATAAAGTTGCGCAGTATCCGCTCATTATAATCTTCCAGCTCCTCCTTCATGGCGGTAAACTGCTCCTGAAAAACGGTGGCAAACTTCGCCTCCATCAAATCGCGGTATTTGATCACATCAGCTATAACCCCGCTCAGTCCGCTTTCCTCCATCTGCTTAAGCTCGCTGTAAGCCTTTGTTGTATCTGTTTTACCTTGCCAGTCCTCTCTGCGAAAGGTAAGCAGCAGCGAGCGGGTAAAAAGCGCATTATCATCAAGCGTTGGCAGGTATTGCCCCGAAATAACACAGGCGCTGTTTACCTTGGTGCTTTCGGTGCGGTTATCGCGGCTCATTACACCCTTCTCGTGCCCGATACCATCATAAGCAGATTTCAAAGCCTGAAAGCGCTTCTGGTCAATCATGTCATTATACTCATCAAACCAAACAATGCTGTTGCGGGCGCGGGCAAGCTTGCGGTAAAAACCTACATTGGTTCCTGCTGTAAGGTTAAAGCCCGGCTGCGAGTTCCAGAAAATATTATTTAAGCTCCAGCCAAGCTGCGATTTACCACTACCCTTCTCACCAAACAAAAACAGGTGCGGGAAAATCTTGTATTTGCTGTAAATCATATCCCTGAAAAGCGCTGCCAGCAAAAAAGCAACTCCAAAGCGCCCCTTATCGCCATACGCCTCAACCATTAGCTTAGCCCAGCGCTCAAAATTGTTTTTAGGGGTGTGGGTAAACTTAAACCATCTGTCATTTTCATATTGATCATCCTCCTCACGCACATCGGCATAAATGGTAGAAAAGGCAGGCAAAAAGAAGTGCTTATCCTTATGCATAACCACCCCGTGCTGATTTACGCGCATAAAAGCACCATTATAAATACCATCGCTAAAGGCATAAAAACCTTCCGGCTGCCAGCCAAGCGTTTTTAACTCCTCGCAAAGCGGAAACTTATCTGCTATTTTAGCCACTATTTTATTTAAGTGTGCAGCGTTGCCCTCAAAGAGATAGTTGCCTTCATTAAAAACGGTTTCTTTAAATTGCTGCACGCCAACAAGCGCCTTGCTTTGTAAGTCCAGTACTTTATTAAGCCTGCCATTATCAATCTCAACAAGGCGCTTATTATCCATCTTGCTGTAAATATGGTGTAATGGCTTCATTATAAAATTGCTTACCGGCTTAAAGTCTATTGCGCCCACATTCCAAAAATAATAGCCCGCGTTACCCTTCTCAGAAAGCTCGTAAAAACCATTCTTTTCGAACTCCTCACGGTTTACACCCTTTGGTAATGGCTTATCAGTTGGGGCAATAACTTCGTCAAAAATTTCGCTTTTGTGGTTAAACACCTCGCGCTTAAAATCTTTTGAATCAAGTGCGCATATTTTAGCAACGCTTTTGCAGTAATCATTTACAATAATATCATCATCAATACGGCAAATCAGGTCAACCATTTCGTTAAAGAGTTCGCTTTTTTCGCGTATGTTTTTAATCAGTTTTGTTTTTACATCGGCAAAGTGCAGGATGGCATCGGTATGCATACCATGTATCTGAGCATACACATCTTCTGCCGGTGCTGTGGATCTGAAAAAATCATCCGGATCTAATCCTTCAGGTAAAATAACACACTCGGCAGTAAAGCCTGCCGCAATGGCAATGGGCAGGTTTTTAATAAGTGCGTTGCGCCCTGCCTTGTCGGCATCGTAAATAAAAACAAGGTGGTTGCAGTATTTTTTGAGCAGGCGGCACTGGGCAGGAGTTAAAGCGGTGCCGCAGGGAGCCACTGTATTTTCTAATCCAAAGCCGTGCATGCTTACCACATCCCAGTTACCCTCTGCAACATAGGCAAAACCCTTTTCGCGTATTTTGCTTTTGGACAAATTGAGTCCAAAAAGTTCGTTTCCCTTTATAAATACAGATGTTTCGCCTGTGTTTAAATATTTGGCGGCTTCCTTTTCTCCGCTCAGGTCGCGGCCGCTAAATCCAACCACCATATTTTTCTCATTGTGTATTGGAAACATAAGGCGGTTGCGGAATACATCGTATTTTTTCCCCTTACTCTCGCGTATAAGATCAAGGTCCTGCAACTGCTGCGCATTTTGACCGGCAAGCTGTGCCGCTTTAATCAGGTTATCCCAACCATCGGCAGCAAAACCAAGGTTAAACTTTTCAGCAAGTTCTTTAGAGCAGCGCAGTGCACCCTTTGGCGCATCAATCAAACGCTCATGGTAGTAGTTAGATGCCCATGCGTTAATATCGGTAAGGCGCTGGGTGCTTTCCATCTTTGCTTTGTAGGCAACAGCCTGCTCACTTTCATCATACTCAACAACAATATTGTGGTTGTGTGCCAGTATTTTTATAGCCTCCAGCCACTCAACACCCTCTTTGTGCATTACAAAATTAACAGGGCTGTTACCACCTTTGCCGCAGCCAAAGCATTTATAAATCCCTTTGGCTATGCTAACATTAAAGCTTGGTGTTTTCTCATCATGAAAAGGGCAGCAGCTTCCATAGTTGGCTCCCTTCTTTTTAAGGTCAACTCCATAGCGGTTTATTACCGTTACAAGGTCTAATTCATAAACTTTATCAATAGTGGAAGGCGAAATGAGCATATAGGGGTTTTGTATATTAAAGGTTTATAAATAATAGTGCCGCGGCTATAGCCACAATAATTACTACCGCACTTACGGTAATAACCTCGGCAATAAAATCGCGGGGCGCATTTTTCTGCGCATTAATAGCCGCAAGCTCTGCAGCCTTATCAGCAGCAGCCTGATGGGCAGCCTGCACCATTTTCTCCACTCTTCTTTTAAAGCTGTCCGGGTCAAGATTATAAGGGCGGTTGCCCTCATTTACAAAGCGGGCGGTGCGCCTCCATGCTTTATCAAGTTGTGTGTAAATCTCGTCAAGCTCGTGCTCAGGAGTTTTGGCAAGTATTGCCTGTTTAAATTGCTCAACATAAATGGCAAGCTGGTTGCCATATTTTTCTGCTGCCCTTTCTGTAATTCTGCTATTCATTTATTTTTAATTATGAGCGCAAATACACTGCGCTGTGGTTTATATCTGGTAAAGTGCGCGGCCTCCGCGCAGGTAAATTTCCTGCAGCTTATTTATTACTAGCTGAGCGCGGCTGTGGCTTTCAATATTCACAGCAAAATCAATCATATTAAGCTTGCCCTGCTTTTTATTAAATTGTATTATTTTACAGGTTGTTTTTCCTTCCTCCTGAGTAATTGTAAATATTCCGGCAGCAGGATCTCCGTTTAGTATTTGCATAATGCTGGTTTCGCTTTTTTCTACTGCGCGCATAATTATTGCTGTGTTTGGTATGCATAACGGCCCCATCCGGTTGCCTTCTTTTTTTCAAATAGCTTTTTGCGCAGCTTTTCTATATCTGCACCGGGCTTAGCAAATACCACTGTTTTTTCATCCAAGCGATATGGCACAAGATTTTCGGGTTGCGGGTTTTTCATTTGTTGCGGGTGTTAAAGTTTGGGCTCTCAAATGTTTCAATGGTAGCATCGTGCTCATCGTGCAAGGCAACTCTGTAATCGCTTTGCTTATGCTTAAGCCCGATAATAAGAGCGGGGATGTCTGCAATCATATCCATGTATTTATCAAATGTGCGCTCGCCATACAGTTTATCGGGGCGGGCTTTTGTGTACTCGGTAATTTTTAGTTTGTAAGGCATTTGGGGTATTGTTTTTGGTTTGGAGGTTTTGTTTAGTGCTATAAATCAGCAGTAGCCCGCGAGTTTGCATAAGCAGCAAGATCGTTGCAGGCAAATCTTACAGGTATTCCAAGCTCATCAGCCAGCTCAATTTCCATTTTTGCGCCTTTGCTGTTTTGCCAGCCATCCAGCACCATAAGATAATCTACATTTTGAGTGCGTATAGCTTTAAGGCACTCATCCATATAATCATCGTGAGTAAAGCCTGTGGTATCTATTCCTTCAAATAAATCGTGCGGAACAATGGTATCATAACCCATTTCAGTTAAAATAACTTCCACTGCCCTGAACTCATCAAGGTTAAGCCCCGGCATATCGGTAATAGGTCCGCAGATGTATGCTTTAAGTTTGCTCATGCTGATAGTATTTGGTTTAATTGGTTTAATTGTTTTTGATTGTGCCCGTTTTTGGGTATAAGCAGCGCTACCTTTTCGGCATTTTTGCGCACCCAGTTTTTTAGCACCTGCTCGTTGCTGTAATATGTTGCGTATTTTTTTACTTCTTCATAAGCGCTGCGCACCTGCATTGTAGTATTGCCTTTGCAGCTGTTAAGCAACATGGCTCTCTGCTTTAAAAGCGAGCACAAAAACTGAGATGTGGAGTTGGTTGCCATATTAATCAAGTTGATCTATTGCAATCTCCAGCGCTTTTGCTTTTTTCTGGTCGGCAGCCGCTTTTTCGGTTACCAGTTGAATTATGCGGGGTATAATATCATGATGGTCGGGCGCGATTCCGTTTAATACCCGCTCAATCCATGCAATGCTTTTACCCTTTTCATCTGCCACCACCGCTTTAATTTCGGGGGTGGTTTTGGCTTTCAGTTTATTAAGTTTTGCTTTGGTTATCATTTATGGCACGCTTTTAGATTAGTTTGTATTTACTTTTTAAAATGTGTTGTTTTTGCTTTTAAAAAACTTTGCAAATGTTTAATTAATGTTTGAAATATCAAAAGAAAAGCAAAGGTTTTATTAAACATAAAACACAACTATTTGATTTACAAACGGATTAATTTTGTAAACACAATTTTTAAATACCCCCAAAATGAAAACTACCCCAGAAGAGCATCGCGGCAAAATTGTTTTGCAGCGCATTAACGATTGCGGTTTTAGTAAAAAAGCTGTTTATAAAGCCTTAAAAAAATCACAGGTAACGCTTGACGCTTGGCTTGAAAACCCTCGCCTTGGCTATGAACAAATAAGAAAAATAGGGAAAATTATTAATTATGACTTTGCTCGCGACTTTCCGCAAATGGCTCCATTAACACATAATGAGTTAATTTCGGGCACGGCAAACAAAACTGCAGTTGTATATGAAAAGCCTGAAACAAAGGTCAAGTGCTGGCAAATGCTGGAGGAAATGCGCGGCAAATACATTCACCTCCTGGAAGAAAACAAGGCATTATCATCAGCCTATATTTCACTGCTCAACAAATAATTTACAACAGCCGGAAACGGCTTGTAAATAAAATGACTATCTATTTAATAAACAGTAAGTAAGTTGTTTACTTACTGTTTATTATAGGCACTTTAAAAAACATTAATTATTTGATTTTCAAATAATTACAAATATATTTGCAATTCATTTCTAACAAATGAAAGTAATAACATTCCGAAACTACCAACACCCCAACCTTGCATCAAGGTTTACCCGCGACAGAAAATACCACTTCTGGATACCAGGCAAAACGTTTTATTTTGGCAGTGAGCGCAAATGCCTTGCGTTTATGGCTGAAACAAGCCGCTTTTTCTCAGATAAGTTTATTGAGTTAAACGACCTGTATGGCGAAATATTTACAATGTGGCGCGGATTGTGGCTTTACGACCTTGGCGCTGATGAGCGCAGAATAGTTGAAAGCATTAACACTATTGAGTTATATATGAACCGTGCCCACAATTACGGCACATCTCACGATAATAGCCTGCCCGTGCGTGCCCTGCTTACCGTATGCGATACTATGGTGCAAACTTGCGAGCTTATGCGCCAGCAGCACGATAAGCGCAGCAGCACCGCATTAAAAAAGAAAGCGCGATCTTTTCAGATACGCGCCATCTCTATCAAATACCAGTTTGAAAACTACAAAGGCCCCGATGAGCTTACAATACCTGATGAGTATTTAATTGAGCAGGAACTGGAAGCCGCAAACATTTAATCCTTGCTTATGTGCCTGGAAGAAGAAAACTCCTCCATATCACTTACAAAATCGCCAAGCAGCTTTACTGTAGTTACTAGCTCGGCTCTGTCTGTACCTGTTATGTGTGCCATATCCGGGCTTTGCATAGCATAGGTAAGCAAATCAAATAATGCGGTGCGTGTTGTTTTTGAATTACTCCAGAAATAAAATTCATTAATTCTTTTCTGCAAATCTGCCAGGTCTGGCATTTGTTGATTGTGTTTTTTTGCGTTCTGCATTTTATTATGTATTTATTTAGAATCAGAAAGGGGCTGCAGAACGCTCACCAGCCGTAGCTAGCGATAATTACCGGTCTGGTTACCCGGCTCCCCTTTCCTTTTCGTTAAGTTATATTAGTAGTGCTACAAAGAACGATGAGCGTCTGCACTGCAAAGATTAGAATAGTTTTTGAATTGGCAAAATTTATTTTTTTAAAGAGCTACCATCATTAAAAATAATTGCGTTTGGAAACCAACACGGTTTCATTGTAGCAGTATCCTTTTTTATGATTTCAGCAATGGTTTCAGGTGTCTTAAATCCTGATTTCACACTAATATAAACACTTGCTTGAGGCTCAATATCCTGCTCTGTTTCTACTCTAATAAAATCAATTTGCCTGTCAAATATATCATCAAGCCCAAACCTGCCATCTACGCCTATAATTTTTTTATTTGTATTGTTTGTAATGGTAAGTTTATAAATAAGATCTGGGTAGTATTTGTCATTTGTTTTGGTTATTTCAATAATCCTAATTGCAACTGCCGCCTTTAATTTTGCCTCATTCTCCTTTTCCGCAATAGCAATCGAATCGGCCACAAATGCTTCTCTTTCTTTTTTTATTTTTTCTACTGCAAGTAATTTGTTTGCATCATCTATGATTTGCCTATATGTTTTCCCATCCACTACATCGCCAAATATAGCAGATCTAAGCAAATACATATTTATAATGTAAGCTGCGCTGTCAACTTCATTGTCCGCGCTTATGTCTTGGAGGTCTTTTGGCAGTGTTGTAGCGTTATAATTTCTATCAAGCGGCTTTTTACACGATATCAAAACTACTACTGTAAGCAATAAAAATATGATTTTTCTCATGTTTTTTTGGTTATTCGTTTCAGCAAATCTATTGCAACTGTTTTTAATAACCAAAAGGGTGCAAGAATTAACCGCGAGCGCGGATGTATGTAATGGCGGTTACACCATTGCTCATATGTTTCTTCATCTTCCTGCGAGTGTTTTAATTTCGTCATACTCTGCCTGTTTTTGTACTAATCCGCTGCGCCCCGTAAGGCTTACTTCTGCTTTTAATACGTTTTGTTTTTTAGCAACCGTTTTCTTTAGGTCGGAAACTTCCGCAATAAGCGCATCAAATTTTTTATACATCATTTTATCTGCACCGCCCATAGCGCCTGCAGCGCCACCGCCTGCCCTCGCAACCGATGCATTTGCCACATCAAAGTTAAGCAATTTAGGTAATAACCGATTTGGTATGCCTCCCAGCTGTGCGTTTACATCAGCCGGCACTATGCGCTCGCCCTCGTTCAAATATGCCGGTATGGTATCAACGCCTCGCGGATTTTTACCCCTGTCAACATACTCAACACCCTTTTCAAACTCGGGCATAGGCTGGCTTTCAATAGCTGCAATTTGCACCGCACCGGCAGCTGCAGCAAGGGCAGCAAATACAGCGCCAACTATAAAGTTGGGAGCTGTGGCAAATGCATTCACAACTGATAAGGCTGTGTTTATTATGGCGGTGGCAATAGCTGCGTTTTGCTGCTTTTTCCACTGATCTTCTTTTATGGCCTTCTCCTTTATCCTTTTTTCCTCATCAAGCGCAGCCATTTTTTTATCAAACTCAGCTTGCGTTATAAGATGGTTGTTAAATTGCTTCTGAAGTGCGGCCTTTTTTGCATCCGTTTGCCTATTTATATTATTGATTTCGGTTTCAGTATTATTGTCTGAAACCTGTTGCAGCCCGCCCATAATTCCTGCAATCTCGCTATACAAGCTACTTATAAGGTCGTGTATTTTTTTAAGTTTTGCCTTCCACGCAGCTAGCTCTTTTTTATCGTGCTTTCCCTGAGCTAATAGTGCATCAGCGTTTTGCTTTTCTATAATTGCCGCAACCTCAATACCCATTGCCGCCCGCAGCATCTCGGTGTCTAATCCATTCTTTTTAGCAAGGTCAATAAGCGTTTGCCATTTCTTTTTAGCGGCATCAATTTCGGCATCGCCCTCACTGAGCAGCGCCACCCTTATTTCCTCCTGAGCATCTGCGCGGCTTTTTACTTCTTCATCCTCATATTTTTTGCGGATGGCAGCCAACTCCTCACCTCTGAGCAGTTCTATTTCTACCAGTTGCTCGGTATGGCCTACAGCATCTGCCTTTAATTTATCGTATTGTAAATTGGTTTCCGCTTCCTCTTTTGCCTGCTCACTCATGCGGCTCATGGCAATATTACTGCGCAACTCATTAAGCTTTTCTTCCAGCGCCATCAGGTCCTCAATAGCCTTTTGCTTTTTTGCTTCGCGCGCAGCCGCTTCTTTATCTTCTTTTACATCAAGCTTACTGCCCTTGTTTTTTATTTCCTGCAGTTTAAGCTGGTGGTCAACCTGTAGCTGAGCTACAACGCTTTCTTGGTCGGCTATTTTTTGTTGCTCCTCTTTATTATCATCTACAAATTTGCTTTGTTCCTGCATTAAGCGCAGTTTTTCTTGCTGCAGCTTAAGCGTTTCTTCGCTCATGGCAATTTCAATGGCGTTGGCTTCTTCCAGCGCCTTTTGCCGCTCACCAATAGCAAGGTTTAAATCCTTTGTTTTTGAAATCAATAAATCTACCTGCCCGGCTCTGGTAATATTTAGCGTTTGCAGCCTGCGCTCCTCTTTAGCCACTTTTTGCAAAGCCTCAGTAATTTCATATTGAGCTTTTGCCATTTCTCCAAAACCTTTGGCAGCCTGCACAGTTTTATCGTATAGGTTTTCAACTCCTGTGCCTGCCTGTATTGCACCATCCCTTATTTTCTTCCAGTCGCGGTTTAAAATTCCTTCCAGTATTAGCCCAAAAGCAGTAAACCTGTTTATAAGGTTTTGTTTTACAAAATCAGCAAGGTCGCTAAGAGCCTGCCTTGGGTTACTGAATGCGGCAATCATTGCTTTGCCAACACCCACCAGCTTATCCATTAAAAAGCCCACAGCCGTGCCCAACACAGCTGTTATGCGCTCCATCAGCTCCATTACTGTATTGTTTTGCTTAAAAGCCTCCCACAACGCAAGTAATATGGATGCTAAGAACAGCAGAGGGTTTGTTTCAATTATTTTGCCCAGCGACTTAAACGCGCCACCAAGCAAACCGGTGCCACCCTTTACTTCGGCCATGCGGTCTTTTACATCTGCTATTGCTTTTGCGTTATCTTTAAAAGCTTTAGTTCCGGGTGTTAAATCCTTTTGAATAGAGGTAAGTTTTTTTAACTCATTACCAAGCTGGCGCAAGGTAAGCCCGTTTAAACCTATCTCGTTGCGCAAGGCGCTCATTTTATTCTCTACATCCTTAAGCTTATTGTTGGCTGCAATGTATTCCTCCGTGCCTTTTTTAAGGCCTTTCATTTTATCTCGCAGGTTAAACGCTTCCTGATCAAGTGCCGCCAGTTGTTTTTTTGCAGCACTGCCGTTAATAGTTACCCTTAGTTGTACTTCATCTGTTTTTACGCTCATGGTTTCTCGGCTTGTTTCATTTTATTAATTACTTCCTCCTGATAATTGCTGGCAAGGCGCATCAGCAATCGGTTAATGGTTCCGTAAGCGGGCTTTGCATACCAGCGTTTTGGCTTGCGCCCGTTGGCTATTTTGCGCCCGCTTTGGTTTGCTATTGCTGTTGAGCGTTTGCCTTTATGGTATCCGCGCCCGGCACCCATATCTGTAAATCTGCCACGGGTTAAAAAGCTAAGCTCATAAACACCCATGCTGTTATCGCTTGCGGCTTTAGCCTTACCCATAAGCGACTGCATCAGCTCATCGGTAACACCCACCCCGTTTAATCGCAGCGCTTTTTCAAGGCTTTGGCGCAGGTAGTTATCATACCAATCCAGCTCAGCCTGTACAAATTTTTCTTTATGCTCGCTGCGTGCCATTTACAGTATTTTACAAAGTTCGGCTTCCGCTACCTCAGTCTTTTCACTGCTTACCTCAATGGTTAGCTTTTTTACAATGTGCTCAACATTTCTTACGCTTTTTTTACGCGAAAAAAGGTAGTTAAACGCATCGTTTATATTTAAATTAAAGTTCCGGATAATGGTTTCGGTATTCATAAGAAACGGAATCCATTTGCTCCAGCAGAATTTGTAAAGCCCGTAAGTATCTTCATCAAGTCTTAAAGACAAATCGCCAACCAAGTTACCCTCATAATCGTAATTATAAGAGCTGGCAAACGGGTATGGCCTTGCGCCCGAATCGTTATAGAGCCCATGCCATATGAATAAACGTATTGGTGAATTGTTAAGCCCAACGTCAAAAGCGGCTGAGCTTCCGGACTGCTCGATGGCTGGAGCAAGTATTGTAACCCCATCCCTTGTTTTTTCTCTTGCAAGCAAAGGTGCAGCAGCTGTTATAATCTCGTTTCCTCCACTGCCTTTAATTATGTCATAATAATTATCACACAGGCGCTGCCAAACAAAATCAGAATCCGAAACATAAACGCTGTTGTTATTTGAAATAATTGCAAGCTGATTAATTTCGGTTGCAGTAGGCAGGTCTGCAGCTGTTGCATACTCACCTATTTGTGTGTATTGACTAAGGTTTATAAAATTGTTGTCGGCAAGCGCATCGTTATCAAACGTAAAGTTTAATTTATAGCCCTTACCATCATTCACATCAATTTCATAGGATTTAAGTGCTTTTGTTGTAAGGTCGTCTGTAGTTGCATCAAGTACATCCTCGCAAAAGTCCATGCGCACCGTTTTATCGGTAGGGTTATAATCAATACGGAGGTTGAAAAATTTGCGGATAGCCACAATAAAATCCCTTACCGTAACATCAGGAACGTGATTAGAATAAGTAATGCTTGGGTTATAGGCATTAAGCGCTTCGTCAGAAAGGTTGCGGAAGGTTGCGTTACCGGTAATGGTGAACGGGTCAAACTGTGTTTGCATCCCCACTGTTAAATACCATATCCGCACAGTTACTTTTTGCGCAGCCGTTTTTGCAACCGTAGCGAATGTGTAGCTGTAATCCAAATTGGGACCAGAGTGGTTAAATGTATTATAAGCCTCTTCCGATGAATCAACATAAATACTTACCCGCAACTGGCCAAGAGTATATAACTGAGCAAATTCAAAATGAAGATTAACGCTAACTTGTATCATGCCAGCCGTTGCCGCGCTATTGTATTCAAATGTGGATGTGTTAAAAGCGTTGCCTAAATCTGAAAAATCACCGGTTGTATCATCATTAAACTCAATTATTGCGGGAGCCATCAGCCCAACACCGCCCGCGTTTATTTGCTGCGTTGTTAGCCTGCCAACATAAGCCATGTATCTATCTTCGCCCATTTTATCGAGCGCATAATTGTTGTACAGCAATACCTTTTTTATCTGGGCATTATTTACAAATGAGCCACCTAGCGTATAGCCCAAATATGAAAACAGATTTTTTAAAACAAATACAAGGTAAAGCTGCGGGCTTAAGTTATTGTTATTATAGGGCAGGTAATCGCTGTCACTTGTTTGGTTTTTCATAAAACTTTGAGCCACACCCGCCCAAAAATTTACAACACCCCAAAAATTGTCGTTACTACTTCCGTAAAATACGCTGTTTATAATAGATGGGAAATTGTAGTTTACTTCCGGATATGTTTTTGTAACCACATCGTTCGCATGGTCAACTATGGTATCGGAGTCGGGTATTCCAATAAAATCAACTCCTCCAGAAATTACTTCAGGCAGTCGCTTATCAAGCGCATCAACAGGGAAGCCATTTACTACAAAGGAGCAAGTGATTTTTTCGCTACCCGTTTTTGTCGTTACCAGTTTACCTGACAATTCCTTACCATGCAAAACCACAGTTGCATCATACGCTCTGCGCTTGTTTTTTATATCAATAAAGTGGCAATAGTCAAGCACCTTGCCGTTTTCATCCGCGGGTAAATCAAAATTCCAAACCAAGCCCGCAGCTATGTTTTCAAAATCAAATGCCGAGTTTACAAGCTCAAACTGCAGCTTTATCCCTGGCGGTAGTGTCAGCGATTGTTCGTTTACTTTTATCTCTATCATCTGAAGCCTGCATTAACTTGGTTATAAGCCGGGCGGTAAACAAATTTTAAACCGTAAGCATAATTATCATCTCGGTGTATTGAAAAGCTGCCCTTATCAATAAGCACCGGAACGTGTTTGCCTCCCACAATTTCAAAACAATACTTACTGTTTATAAAATCAATAAGCTCAATAATTTGCGCCTTTGTTTTAAATCCGGTAAACACTTCGGTGCCCTCTCTATACATGCTGTCACTGCTTACAATATCGCTGTCGGTAGCGCTGTAAGTTAGTCCGGGCATCAGCTCAAGCTCTTCTTTGTTTACTTCAACGCCATACTCAGCCTGCCCCTGTGTGCGCAAAGTTTCCCACCCTGCCCCTATTGAGTTCTCGTATAAAAAGAAACGATCAAGCGCGGTGGCATCCTGTATCTCAAAGCAAACCGTTTCCGCTTTTTGTATGCCCGATGTGTTATCAATCCAAACGTAATAACGCACAGGAGTTAATGCCGGGTAAAGTAAACCAAGCCCTAGTTGCGTAAATCCTGCAGGCAAAATATAGGTTAAACCCATGCCCAGAATACTGTAAGAAGCAACCGTTGTAGTTGTATTGCTTCCATCACTGTAATATACCCGCGCTCTTAGCCGCGCATTACTGATAGCAGATGCAGGGCAAAAATATAAATACTCGTGCTGCGTAGTAGTAACTGTTCTGCCTTTAGTATTTCGGGTTGTAAAAAACTTGCCAGCGTTCCCGCCTGTTGGTAATCCTAAATATAATGTGCGGAAGTTGGATGAGTACGATGGCCAAAGCTCACGCTTAACTCCTCCCTTTACTACTCTTTTTACAGCAGAAGAAGTTACTGCATAAGGTATTGGTGTGCTGCCATAACTTTCGTTATAGGTAATGTAATAGCGTTTATTGTTATTGGTGGGGTTACTGTAGGCTGTTTGGTTATAGCTTGGCGGCTGTATTTGATTGCGTATAAATCCATGCAACTGGTCTGCAATATCAATCTCGGCAGTTTGGTCAGCATCAGGTTTAAGGTAGCGCGAAAAAAGGCGGGTGTAGTTACCGCTCAGGTGGGTTTCTTCCACATATACATCTACCTGAATAAAAAAGTTTTCGTTGTAGCTCAAATCAACTCCGCTCGTATCAACAGTCCAGCTTCCGTTTGCAAAGGTATCGGTGCCGGCAATGGTGTAATCGGTGCCAACCTCGCGGGCAGTAAAAATAAAATCGTTGCCAACCAGCGTAATTTCAAAATCGCGGTTAAGGTAATAGTTGGCTAAAAAGTAAAGCAGCATAGTACCCTTGTGCGTTGTGCCGCCATCGCCTGTGGGCATATTATATCCTGTTGCTGCTGATGGTGAGTTTACAGCGGTAATGGTAAAATCCTGATCACCATAAACAAAGCGTATGGTTTCAAAGGCGCTTACCGCTCCTGTTACTGCAAATTTATTTACAGCAGCAACACCAGCGCTGCTTATATAGTTGTTTGTTGAAAAAGCAAATCTTACCGGGTTTTTGCTCGGTGTTATAGATGATGGTTCTGCTGTAAGTGTTATAGCCATTTGCTTGCGTCATATTCAAGGTTTACATTGCTGGTAATCTTATATTCAAACATATACCCATACCAGTTTGCCATCAGCGGACCAACGCGCTCGCCTGAGTAGTCGTTTATTTTTACATAACGCGCAACGTTTTCGCTTTGTAACTCTTCTGCATCATACTTAATGCGGCTCAGCAGGTCGCTCTGTATCTGCTCGCAACTGTTGGCAACTGCATCAATAGCAGGAAAATCATTTTTATCACAGTTCATCAGCACCCACACCCAAATCCTGCGCTCGCGTTTGTTGTAATCGGCATTATCGCCCTCGCCTCTCAGGTCGGGTTCATCCACTATCATAATGCCTTTACCCGAAACGTTGGCAACCTTACCCTTTTTCTCCAGCGCCTCATCCCAGCTGCGAAAAAAGCGGGGCGCATTACTGGTGTGTAAAATTGTTTTGTGTTGTGTTGCCAGTATTTGAAAAAAGTCTGCAACCTGTGTAAATGTGATATTTGTCATGCTCATACCTCAAGTGTTTGGGTTGTTTGTGGTTGTTTTGCAGCTTCAATAGCGTTTAATTCAAGGTCTTTAAGCACATCGTGCAGCAGTGCGCGCTTGGTTTGGTTGTAATTTCCAAATTTTTTACCCGAAATATTAAGAATAAGGGCGTGGTAATCCGGGGCTTTGCTGCTTTTGGAAGCAGGAAGAGCGGGATACATAGCCGATAAATTACCCCTTGCCGCCTCATAATTAAGGCGTAAAGCGTATTTTTTTGCTGTTCTGATGGGTAAAAAGTCAAATATTCCGCGCTTGTAGATGGTTCCGTAAAAGGCTTTTTGGTTTTCGGGTGCATCAAAATAGCTCAGGCACTGCTCACAAATACTGAAATCCTCAATATTCATATCCATAAGCCTGTCATCAACACCCATCCAGCGCGTGCCAAACAAAACAAATCCTTTGTAATGGCTTTTCTTTAATACAGGGAAAGTGGTCAGCCATGCAAACCCGTGGCTCAGCTCGTCTATATTCTCATCGCCTGATATTTGCTTAAATAATTTTTTGCCAAGCACCTTATAAATAAACCGAGCCATCATGCTAACTACATTGGTGCTGTAAACCAATGGAGCAAGTGAAGCAAATTGTTTTTTGCTTAACTCATCCCAGCTTTCTGGCACATCCATTTCTAATGTAGCGCCATCAGCGTATGTAGCCTCCAGCGTGTTCATTTCAGAAAAGGAATGTTAATTTTTGCGTAAACCTTAAGCAGTTTGGCAGCTACAAAACCAACTATCAGCGCCAGCACTATCCAGAAAAACCAATTTGTAAACTTGTCAAATTTTGTCTTGACAAAATTTGTCAAAACCTTTGTCTGCTCCTGCTGTTTTAAGGTAGAAATTGTTTTGTCTTTTATAACAATAATGGCTTTAAGGCTGTCGGTTTTGCAGTCGGCTATCAGTTTACCATCTTTTACAGCAACGGTAAGCGCCCCGTTTTTGCTTTTTACCTTTTTTACAGGCAGCTGAGCCTTGTTATTTTCATCACAAGGAATAGAATCGAAAATAATATAGCTTTCACCGGGTATGTAAATAGTAGTATCTCTCAGTTTTTCAATTTCAATATAAGCAACGCTGTCTTTTCGCTCCACTGTTGGCGCAAAGTTTTTAGCACAATATTTCTCCATGTTGCAGGAGTTTAACCCAAATAAAATAAAAACCATTAAAAATATAGCCACCATATAAAGCACATAATCCAATTGTGGCTTTCCATTGGTGTTTGAGGTGTGGTAGTTAGCTGTCATTTTATTTCTTTTACTTCTTGTTTCAGGTTGCTTGGGTCATAACTAATGTGCACCCAGCTAAAATTATACTCTTGTATCAGTTGAGTAAACTTTACATTGTTTTTAAGCCACTCAAATATTTCGGCATTACTTGGCGAGCCGTAAACATCGCCATCAATATCTATTGCCATACCACGCATGTGGTGGCTGGTATCACTGCCGCCAGCAAGATGATTTACTTTCGGGCTGCGGTAAAAGCTGCTGATATAAATAGGCTTGCCAAAATGCTCACGCAAGGGGTCAAAGCATTTAGTAGCCACCATAATCATGTTTTGCAGTTCCTCCTCACCGGGTGTATTATCAATATTGTAGCGGGCAGCAATTGTGCTGCGCGTTGCCTCTTTAAGGCTTACATATTTGCTTATTACCTGTATCATATAAACGCAATCCCTGAAGTTGAATCATTTTCAAATGCTGTTGGAGTTGCACTGGTGTCAACAACAGTGTAAAGCGGATAATCATCAGCGTTTGCTTCCAGATATTCGCGCAACTTATCAAGCGTTTGCTCTGCCAGCTTCTTTTCTTTTTTGTATAGATCACTTATAATAGAGCTAGATGCAGGGTTTCTCGATTGAGAAGTCGGCATATTTACTGCATTAAAAGATGAAATAACAGTAATACCAAACTCATTTATCTGAATACTTAACTCAGTAAGCGCATCAGCCATGGTAAGGTGTACTAACGCGGGGCGTATGTAATTTGCAAGCAGTTCGTTATTATTAACGCTTATATCCTCATCAATAACCTGCTCTTTAATTTCGTCATACAAATCATCGCCAAGCAAAGCCTTAATTGTATCATCGTTGTGGCGCTTAAGGATGTGGCGCATTGCCAAAAAAGTTCTGCGCGAAGTATTAATATTAAAGTGTGTGCTAAATTCTTTGGGCGTATTTAAAAACAACTCTTTGCTTTCGGTATAAGCAGTTGAAGTAGCCCATGTTTCAAAATCATCTTTGTGCGCATCCAGATAAGCCTGTAAATTATCTAAATCCTCATACCCTCCATCCAAATAGCTTTGCATCATCTGGTCAACCGACCATTGAAAGGCGGGCTTTGCATTATCGCTGTGCGTTTGCTGTATGCCTGAGCTGCTTACATTCACATTTCCCTTGGGTGCATAAAGAAAAAAAGCAAGCTGAGCCAAAGGTTTGCGAACTTTGGCAAGCAATTCCTCCTGATCATCGCTAAGCGTATTAGCATCATAAGCAGCAAAAAGCTCATCATACATAGCCTGACTAAGCATAGGTATAATCCAGCGCCCTTCAGCACGCTCAATATCAGGGCTTACAAGATTAAAGTCAAAGCTTTTCATTATAGGAACAAAAAGCGCCAGCTCGTCAATAGTTTTAAATAGTGCCATTGTTTATACCTGTTGAGTTTTTTGCATATTGCTTTGAGTAGTCATAAGCGAGTTGCGGAAGCGGAAAACATAATCCTCATCCCACCCGTTATAATCGCGCATCAATCCAAATGGCTGAGTAAGCAAATCTTGTCTAATGCGTATGGTGCTCATCTTAATATTAAAGGCCATACCCTTATCACTTCCGCTTCCAGCGCCATACTGTTTACCGGGTCCGTTACCGCTCAGCGTTGGGTCTTCTGCTAAAGCAGTAAGCAGGTGTGTACTTGCCTCCTGGCTATCCTCAATATAAACACCTTCTTTAAGCTTATCATCAATCGCCTCAATCGTTATACCCGGTATGCTTTCGCCCGATGGCGTTACAGATGTAAGGGAAAGTAAAGACTTACCGGTGTTATCCTCACCCTTCAGGTTATTAAACTCGCCAACCAAAGCGGCCTGCCTTTCAACCTTTTCGGTATCCTTCATGTCATTATAACCCGGATATTTCCAGTTCATATACTCATCCGTTACACGGATCATATACTTAAGCGTAATCTGGTTAATCATCAGCGCCTTTTTAAACGCAGGTATTGAAAGCGATAAGTCCAGCCATCCACTTTGGCGGGCACCATCCCAAGGCGCAAGCTTATAATACTTGTTATCAAAATCAGGCAGCTGCAGGCAAAGCATAAAGTTGTAGCCCTTGGCTTCCTTTATTGCGGTTACTGCATCATATTCCACATCAATAAATGGAAGTTTTACGGCTTTTGTGCCAGATGCATCATTTGCCCAGTTAGCATTTATATAAACGTTTTTTATTTTACCTGTTTTAGGGTCAGGCCACTCAAATCTGCACTCGCGGGATGGGTGCACCTTTAGCCCCATAATCTTTGTGCGGTCCAGCGAAAGGAAAACTTCCACAAATACGCTCCAGCTCCAAACCATCTGCAGCGAAGCCTCCATACAATAGCGCTCAAAATTAAGCTTGCGTAAATGCGCCCGCACCTCTTTATCTGTAAAAATATAGGGGGTAAAAACTTCCTCATTATCACTACCAAGCCCAAGCTTTCCAAAAGTAAGCCCGCCAGCATAAATCATTTCTGCAGCAGCGTTAAGCCTGCTTGGTATAATGGTGCTTTTTCTGCACTCTTCCGCTACCCTTTGCGGAAAAAGGTTATCACTGCCCCATGGTATATGTTTACCCGTTGAAGATGTTTGAGTTTCAACAGTTTCAGTTGGCTTTTTTGTTTCGCTAAACTCAACAACCGCGTTACTTACTACATAAACGCTGCCTTGTGGTGTTTTAAATTTCTCCATTATTAGTAAGTGATAATTATTCCATTAATGTGAGTAATCAACCGGCAATGAATAGCGGTTGGTTTACCGCCCGCGTCCGGTGTTTTTACACCAATCATAAACTTATCTTTAAGGCTGTATGGCAATCCTGTTTTTACAACCTGTTTTAATTCTGCAAACTCGCCCCCTGTTTTCTTTTTTCTGTCTGCTTTTAAAAATTTTACATCAAATAGTATTGGCTGCCCGTTTACTTCTGCATCAATAATCCGCATACCATCTTGTAAAGTCATACCTCAAAAGTCCATCAATTTACCCCCCTAAAAAAGGACAGGTTTAAACACAATTTTGATTTTACTTCTTTGCCGCTCTTTTTTTATCATATTTTTTTGCTTAATTAATTTTTATTTAGCCCTTTATACCATGAAAATCAGCGTTTTTTGTCTTTTTTTGGTAAAATAG